AAGTTTCATTATTTTAGACGCATAGCTTTTTAAGTTTTGTCCTTTTTTTACTGCATCTGAAATTTTCCACAACCCATCAAAATACAGTTTACGATTTGGCGAACCTTTTGGCTCTTTAAAAAAGCTTAAATATTTCTTTCTATATTCTTTGGCAAATTCTTCAAAATCTTTCCATACACCAAATTTATCAACAATTAACTTAGAGTACATTCCAGTATCACTAATCATTGAACCAATTAATTTAGCAAGGATATTACCTTTAACATCGCCACTAATACCACCCCCACCGTTCCGTTCTTCATAAGAATATGATTTATGTTTTTTATCTATATCGGACTGATACACTTTAAACTTTTCTTTACCGCCCCGTGAGGTTGCTTGGAACAGCGCATCATAATCATCGGATAGCTCGTTTAACCGTTGAATTTCTTCTCTAATAATTTGTCTTAATTCTGATTTTTTCATTCTTATCCCCTGATAATATCGTTAATAATTGATTCTACCTTGCACCACTTGCCACACGTTCTTGTATATGGATCAACCGATTCATTTACTGGATACATAAATGCACCATGTGTAGATGGATTTGAAACGAAATCGAATGCAATTAATTCAAAATCGTCCTGTACTTCCTGTGCCGATGATTTGGCTTCAGATTGTTGTACTGAACCTAAACCTCTGGATGAAATACCCAGTTTGATTCCAGCTTGGAATAATTCTTTTAAAATGTTACCAGAAGGTGTACCCAGTACTTCAATAGTACCAACTAAATTATCACCTTCCCAATGCATTTCCACAATATTGTGAGATACATTTTGTAGGTTAACAACGGAGCTATCTGGGTGATCCAGTTCCCCCATTGCACGTTTTTGTTTGATGAAATTATCAGCATATTTGCCCGATTCTCTCATTAAAATTTTCTTCGGATAGATTCTACCATTCTGATTCTCAGCATCAGCCCTTTGCAATACACCCTGTACAATTACCTTACCATTATTTTTAACGGATTCGGCTATTTGAATGGGTGAAACATCGAATAATAGGTAGTCGACCAGTAATTGTCTATTCATCATTATCTCCCTTTAACTCCAGTATCTTTTTTGAAATATTTCAATACCCCATCCAAGCCCTTAGATATTACAGCAATTTTTGAGCTGGAAGATTTAGAATAATCAGCTGAGTCTTTTGCAACCGAGCTAATTAATCAAGAGGCATGATTTAATTTACCCAAATCACCTTCAGCCGCTTTAACTTTACCAGGTGCCATATCTTCATTTACCGATTCCATAAAGTCATATTCTTTACTTTCATATGCACCCTCAAAATCTTCAGCGTAATCTTTAGCCAATTCCATTCTATCTTTTTTAGGAAACATGCCACGAACTGTATCGTCATTTGAACCGTGATCTTTAACATACCCTTTAGCTCCATCGTCTACCAAATACATAAAAAGCTTTGGTGCTAGATGTCGGTCATATTTACCAGATTTCTTTTTCCGAGATAAATTTTTCAATATCGGAAGAAATCGTTGTTTGTATAATTGTTGGTTATTATCAATATAGATTTTCAATTCATCCATTTCCATTGATAATTTTTCAGTCAATGGTCGGCGATTTTTCATATCTTCGTATAAATTTTTGATGTATTTGTTTGTAATATCAGCCTTTTTATAGTCAAATACCTCTGGGTCTTTATGACCTTGGGCACGACCAGTTTTTTCCACTTTCCCATTTTTCCCATTTCTGAAAGCATTGGGAGTTTTAGGTGGGCCCTCACCACCGTCAATATTACCAGTCACATTAGCTTCTGATATTTCTTGCTCGATGATACTACGGATGTAATTTCTTAACGCGTCACTCATTATTTATCTCCCTTAAGGGTTTTCTTAATCTCTTTTACCAGTTGGTAATATCTCATCATTTTGACAACCTGATCATCCTTAACCAATTTACCCTTTGTCAAATGTCCAATCTGATTAATCGCTTCTCGCAATTTGATAGTTGTGATTTTATCATCAACATTGGGCAATAATGTTTTCAATTCAGATGTCACTTTTTTAACTTCCGTATTGATAAATTCCCTCAAGTTGTTGGTATTTGATATATTGTTGATATATTCTTTTAATAGTCGCTTTTGAGCAGCATTCAATGAAGAATATCGCTCGTTGAACTTGTCCACTAAAATTTGATATGATAGCAATCGCAAGTCTTTTTCTTGTTTCTTGTATTCACTAACAATTCTTTTTTCTTTATTTTCCTTGGAAATTGGTGATCTTACAATATGTTCCAATATAGTAAATCTACTATCAACCATCTCAGTCGGATCAAATGTGTCCGCTGATGTTTCCGCTAGAAATAATTTATAAATAGAAGCGTACACTTTGTAGCTAGGAATTCTAGCCGCGAAAAATTCATCTACGTTATAATGTTCTTTAATCTCTTTTATGAGATTATATTTTTCACCGCGTAAATTTGAATTCTTAATTTTCTGCCGTGACGTTACCACGGCATCAATAAGTTTATCAGCTTTTGCTTCAATGTTATAATTTTCACCTATTAAAATTTTATACAACTGTTGTTCCTTGCCCAAATCTGTATTCTCGTTAAAATACTTCTTAAGAATATCTATGGCAGCGGAATTTTTCCTGTTGTTAAGAACATCCACGGTTATTTGTCTGGACAATAGTTCAAACAGTATCCCTGTATTCTTAATTTTAGAATGTCGCAAATTTTTACTCATACTTTTACTCCAATAATTAATAAATCCTATGCAATTTATCTTACTTATAAATATTAAAACTTCTTAAAAACGGCGCCTATTCAGCGTCTGCATTTTCAGAAATATCGTCTTTATATTCTTTTTCAATGTCTTCAGTTTCGTTTAATATTTTTTGATTTTTTTCGACAAATTTTTCACCTAATCTTTTCTTAAGTGAAGCATAATGTGCAAGAGATAGGGTTTTTCCGTATTTCGGACTGGCGCTTGCATTCTTTTTCATATCGTGTTTTCCTATCGGATCACGCCCAGTTACTGAGCCATCCTTACCATATTTGGGACCTTCTTTTGGACGACCTCCGCCCTCAAAACCACCTTTGGGAACTTCTTGATCTTCCCCATAATCACTATAATTTTCCTCTTGTGCGCCACCGGGTACAGGGGGTTTTTCACCACCACCTTCTTCACCGCCAGCATCCATCATTGCACCTTGAGTACCGACTGCTTCACCACTTTTCAATGGATCATTGCCTTCGTCCTCAATTTGCTGATAACGGAATTTACGCTTTTTATCCTTGATCAATTCAAGTCTAATTTGTTCCTGTTCAGCTTTACCGAATTTGAAAATATTATCATATATCCAACTGGTAGGAGCCAAGTCATCTTGTAATAGTGAACTAGCCGCTGATATTTTATTATTCAATAATTCAAGTCTTTCTTCTTCAAACATAATGGATGAATTAGTTAAATTCAAATCAAAATTAAGCATTTTTTCATCTCTATGACCCTGTGCGTACAAGTGTACCACACCGATTTTCATAAGTACATCTACTATTACCCTTTGAATTCGTTCAATCGTTTTAGCGAAACGAACATCTTCAGCGGCCAATGTGGATTTACTATTTAGTGCCTCATCATATCCCAAGAATGCACGAGGTACTTTCAACGCGGCCATCATTTTGTTTTTCAAGTATTCGATGTCATCAGTTGAATCATATTCCAATCCACCCAATGTATCAATTTCAGTTCCACTATCGCTCCCACGAACTGGAAGAAAGAAATCTTCTGTTAAATTTTGCATGTTATATTTAAGGTTATATTCCCCAGTAGTCTGATCGATAACTGGAGTCTTTTTCATTTTGGCAATAACCGATTTCATGAATGGTTCAACCTCATTTGGGGCAATATTACCAATGTCCAATTTGAAAATTCGTTTCTCTGGCGCACGCATGATTCTGTGAATCAACATAGCATCTTCCATTAATGTTAATTGTTTCCATACCTTACGGGCACCCTCAATCATGGATTTTCCATAGGGCAAGAAATTACTATCCGAGTGTAATCTGAAGTGTGCTACTTCAAAATCTTCTAACATCTCGGTATCATCGTTCCCCTTAATTCCATGACGGGTTTCACCTTCACCCAATTGAAATTTAACTTCATTTGGTCGAGCTGGATCTAATCCTTCAAGTCGAACCACGTCATATGCTGACATTGGTACAACATTATATATACCATAATTATCATCTATTTGTAGGTGTAAAAAGAAATCACCATATTTACACATATTTCTAACTCATGGCCACAAGTTGAATTCCACGTTCAAAATATCATAATACAAGTTATGCAATGTTTCTCTAATGGCTTCATCTTCAGCCGTGATTTCTATTACATCACCATATTCAGATTTCATTGTGGATTCATCGGCATAAATATCCAATGCAGAAGAAAGGATAGCATCACTATCCATTTGTTCGTAATCTTTGAATAATGCCATTCTCTGACCAGCTTGGTAGAACTGAATAGCACGACCAGTTGATCCACCCATTGTGGAATACAATCTGGTATATCTGTCCATAAAATTTCGATTTACGGTCGATTGGACATTATCCGTGTCTATAACTTTTAATTTTCGGCCGCCAATATTGCGAACAATAACAGTACCAGAAAATAATCTTTTTAAATTTTGTGCTAATTTACTTTCAGCCATCATTTACCTCACTTCTCTTTTTTATCCTAATAATCACGAATCCAAGTTTACCCTATTGCCATGACCATCATCCATTTCCCACGATTCATTTTCGATTTCGTTTTCTTTATACATTGGTTGATAATCAATCATTTGCTTCATGAGATTCTTTTGAGCCAATACACCTTCAGTCCTTAATCGGATTGCGGTATCCCTCACTCATAATGCAATTGCAAAACTCATTACCAAATCATCATTTGCTCCATAATCAGCCTGTGCCAATGATGGTCCATATACAAATGAAAATAATTCGTTAATGAGCCTGTTTGAATAAACTATTGCGGTTTTATCTCTAAAATATTCTACTAATTTTTCTACGATCAATGGTCTAGTTTTGCTGGTTGTAGTGAATCCAGCGACCATTTTTCGGTCATCTCTATAATACTTATTCGTCATTTGAGATTTTGTATCTACATATTTCATGTCACTAGTCGCATAAAATAAATTTTTGTAATCCCTATCAACCACTTGTTGAATTGACCCCCACCCAATGTTCGCATTTTCAATGATTAACAAGGCGTCATTGTATTCTGTAGCGGCATTTACCAATAAATCTCCAAATAACTTAGTATCAAGTTTACCCTGATATTCCGCCACCTGTTCCAAGTTATCAATATCAATTATGTGGAATGCTGAATAATCTTTTCCATCACCTCGAGCCACATCGGCCGATACCACATAGGTTTTATCCTGTTCGGGATATTTCCATTTCCAGTAATTACCGTCAATGCCCTCTTTTGCAATAGGTTCTTTTTTCAGATTTTCCAAATACCATTGAATGATGGGACCTGGAACTACCGATTTACCAGAAGTGATGAATGAACAATTATGTGAAATTATTCCATCTACATTAAAAATATTACCACCATCAACTTCTACCACATCATACAATTCCATTTTAGATTCTACAATTTCAATAGATTCCACTACGACATTGTCATCATCAGAAGAATCCAATTTGACGCCAACAAATAAATCGGCCGATGATATTTCATCATTGTCAGATCAAAATGGATGATTATCAGAACATTTTATGGTTGTCCCATTATTCAATTTTATAATAAAATGGCGATCCTTTTGCAAATTCCTAACGCCAATAAAATTTTTAAATCCATTTGGAGTTAAAATTTCATATTTATCATTTAATTTTAAATTTAATTCCATTTTACTCTTACAAATTCGCAATTTAAAAATTTTTCAATTTCCAATTGTCTCCGAATGTCCTTTTCCTTTAATGTTCCATTGACATTGAAATGATGTTTTTCATCATATTCAATCACTATATTTTTTTCTTTACTATATCCATCTACCCAATACCCAAGTTCCTTAATATGAAATTCCCCACCATTTTCAGCGTGTTGAATGTCCGTTATTCCAAGTTCTTTTGCCTTTGCTTCAATTATTGGAATTGAATTTAAATTATAAGCTGCATACACTTGTCCAGCCCTATTTT